GTTTTGACGGGTTGGCTTCGGGTGGAAGCATGGGCCTTAGCCCAATGATTAAACAACTATTGGGCATTGACCGCCCGGCCGTCGCATAATGCCCGTTGCATACACCGACCTTTTTAACGAAGCGCTAGACGATCTAACAGCGACTTTAAAGACCATTACAGGCTTGCAAGTTGTTAACGACCCGCGCAATATCGTGCCGCCGTGCGCGTTTATTGACGCCCCAAGTTTTACCGCTTTTAACTACAACATTGTCAAGATCAGCTTCCCCGTTCGACTAATCACATTAGGACCGGGCAACCTTGACGCCCAACGATCACTTATGAACATGGTCGCCAAAGTGTTAACCAAAAACGTGGCAGTAACAGACGGCCGTCCAACCATTGCCATAATTGGGGGTAGCGAACTTGCCGCCTACGATCTCACAATTGAAATGCAAGCCCAAACAGGTTAGGACCCCATGTACATTATTAAAAGCCCCCGCGTTGGTGTTGTCGGTACTGAGTTTGTACCAAAACCCGGCGTAAATGTAGCCGGCCTAATTTGGGGCGGTTTCATTGTTGAAGTAGCCGACGAAGCAAACGACGAAGTATCCACACCGGCACCAAAAAAAGGTGCTAAAAATAAGAAAGCAACGAAAGAGGATTAAACAACATGGCAACAAGCACCTACCTTTCCAACCCGGTCGTAACCGTTAACGCAGTTGACCTAACCGACCAATGCACCGCAGCGGTATTCACGCAGCGTTACGACCAACTTGAAAACACCACGTTTGGCAAAACGGCGCGCACGTTCCAAGCAGGATTGGGCAACCACGAAGTAACCCTTACCCTTTACAATTCCTACGACGCAAGCGAAACTTTTGCAACGCTTGAAAACGTTGTTGGCGGTTTGGTAAACGTCATTGTAAAACCTGCAGTTGGTGCAGACAGCGCGACAAACCCAGGCTTCACGCTTACAGGCGCGCTACTTGCCGAATTGCCAGTTGTCAATGCAACTATGGGCGAGCTCTCGACAATTGACGTAACCTTTGTTGGTGGAACGTACTCCAAAGACGTAACCCCATAATTAGCGCCGAACAATCGGCCCGACACGAAAGAAGGCATACATGCAATTAACCCTTGAAGTAACCAACCACGAAGGCACGTACCAAGTAAGTACAAACCTTTTTACCATTGTGCTATGGGAACGCCGTTTCAAACGCAAAGCGGCCGACATGGCAAACGGCATTGGTGTTGAGGACTTACTTTTTTTGGCTTGGGAAGCAAGCAAACAATCCAAAATTGTTGTGCCGTCAGAATTTGACACATACTGCAAACAAGTAACCAACGTCGAGGTAGTAAACCAAGAGGCCCAAAACCCTACCCAAGCGGCACCTACCGCCGGCAATTAGCCGAACTGTTAGTTGCAACAGGGTGGGCGCCGCATTGGTACGCGCAAGTGTTTGACACGCAAGACCTTTTAACCGTGGCTAAAGTCTTAGGGGAACGAAACAAAAGGTAAACGCCATGCGCCAACGAAACGTACTTGAAGTCCAAGGTATTCAAGAAGCGTTGGCCGAACTAAACAAAATTGACCCTAAATACAGGCGCCAAGTCACCAAACGCATTAAAAACAGCGGTCAAATAATCCTTAACGAAGCCCGCAGCATGGTTGCCAATTTTGACAACAGCAAAAGCAACGGCGCCCCGCTTTCCGGCATGGTTCGAGGCAACCTAGTGAAAGGCCGTGAAACAAGCTGGCGTACCGATCAAGTGCAAAAGGGCTACAAAATTAAAGTCGGTGTACGCGCTACCCGTGAACGTTACGTTGACTTCAACAAAGGCGGCTACACCGAACAAGTTGTTTTTGGTTCGAAGCCTTACAAGCTAATGGTTGTGCAATCCACCGACCCTGCCGGCGTGATCTATGACCATGCGGGCCGTAACACTTCCGGGCTATTTGTCACCAACCTTACAAAAGAGGAAGGCGGCCAACCGCGTGTTATTGACAAAGCGGTAGAAAAAAACAAGCCCGCCGTTCAAGCCGACGTATTGCTTGTGGTTGAGGACGTCATGAAAATTACTAACAGAAATTTGAAGGTCCGCTAATGGCAATCAACATTCCGATCATTACAACGTTTAGCGACGCCGGCATTGGCGCGGCCGAAAAGGTATTTAAGAAGTTTGGCAAAACTGGCGCGCTTGTTGGTGCTGCCGTTACCGCCGCGTTTGGTGCAGCTGCCGTAGGTATTACGAAAGCGTTGCAGGCCGCCGCCGAGGACCAAAAGAGTGTTGCCCTTTTAGATAAGCAGTTACGCAATAGCGTTGGCGCGACTAAAGCAATGGTCGGCGCGACCGAGGACTTTATAGGCAAAATGCAGTTTGCTTCGGGTGTGGCGGACAGTCAGCTTAGGCCGAGCCTTGCGACGTTGGTTCGAGCGACTGGGGACCTTACCCAAGCCCAGGACCTTTTAGGGCTTGCGCTAGACCTGTCGGCGGGCGCCAATGTTGACTTGGAAACAGCGAGCCTCGCATTGTCAAAAGCCCAAAACGGGCAGTTGGGTGCGTTAACCAAATTAGGTATTGCGCTTGACCCGGCAATTATTAAAAGCAAAGACTTTGCAGCTGCACAACGCGAACTAGAAAAACAATTTGGCGGGGCTAGCGCTGCAGCCGCGCAAACATTTGAAGGACAATTACGACGCCTAAACGTTGTGTTTGACGAAGTTGTTGAAAGCATTGGCTACGCCATTTTGAACAACCGTTACTTCAAAGACGCGTTAGACAAATTGCCGGGCGCTGCACAAGCGGCCGTTGACGCATTTGGTAAGGGTGGCATTGCGGGTGCGTTTGACGCGTTTGTAAAGAACATGGGCATTACCGGGCTTTACATTCAGAAATTTACTTTGGCCGCCGAACTTTCGTTTGCGCGTTTGAAGTTGCAAGTTGAAAACACTATTTACGGGTTGACCCTTGGCTTAAGTCGTTTTATTGGCATTGCCGGCGACATGGGCGACACGTTAGGCGAACTTGGGCTTACCCAAGTGCAGGAACTTGAACTTCGTTTTAACAGTTTGTTGTTACAAATTGAATACGTCAAGGACGAAATGCGCGCTAGTGAAGCGGCGTCCGCTCGACTAGGTGCACAAGCCGACGTATTGAAACCAAAAATAGATGGCGTTACAACAGCGTTTGAAGGCATGGGTGGTGGCGCTGGGGGCGCGTCCAAGAAAGTTAATGAGCTTTACGACACCATAAAAAACAAACTGGGTGACGCGTTAGACGACGCCAAAAACCAGTTAAGCGACGCCCGAACAGCGTTTGCAGACTTTGGCAAAAACGTTTCGGACAGCATTTCCGACGCGTTCAATTTCAGCGACGCCAAAGACGCAGGCGACGAAACCGGGGCAGGCTTTTTGGCAGGGCTTTCCGATCAGGTCGCAGGGGTCAAACAGTACGCCAACAATGTGGACTTGTTGCTTACCCGTGGATTGTCACTAGACGCGTTACAAGCCGTTTTAGACGCAGGCGGGCAAGCAGGTGCAGCAATCGCCGCCGAACTTGTTGCAGGCGGTCAGGAAGCCATTACAGGGCCTAACGGGGTTAACGCGCTGGTTGCCACCGTCCAAGACGTCGCAGACAAACTAGGCCTAGACAGCGCAAGCCGTTTTTACCAAGCCGGCGTTGACCAAGGCCAAGCCCTTGTTGCAGGCCTTGAAAGCGTCCTTGCCAAATATGAGCAGATATTAAAAAACCCGAATTTGAGCACCAAGCGCCTAAACGCCCTTTTACAGCAAGCCCAAACGGACATTGCTTTTACACAGATAACGGCGGGCCAAGCGGTTGCTACCCCGGCGCCAACAGCTTCGAGCATTGCAAGCGTCAACGAAGCCAAAGCAGCGCGAGCAGGTAGCGCGCCAATCACCGTAAACGTTAATGGTGGCATGGCAACAAGCGCCGAAATTGGGCGCGTTGTAGCAGACAGCCTTAAAGCCTTTACCCGCCAAAACGGCCCGCTTGAAGTACCCGTAGTTGGTTACAGGTAATGCCCGGCACGGCAATAACCCAAGCCGGCAATTACAGCCTTTTAATTGACACCGGCTACGACGTTGGCAGCTTCACGCTTGACAGCGACATTAAGGGTTTGCTAGACGGCGTGTACCCGTTGGGGCCAACAACAGACTTTGCCGACGTCACGGCAAGCACAACGCAAATAAGCATTAGGCGCGGGCGTCGCGATCAGGGCGACCAGTTCGCAGCGGGAACAATGACTTTTACCATTAACGACGTTGACGGCATTTTTAACCCATTTGACGAAAACGGCCCGTACTACAACACCCCCGAAGCGTTGCCGGGCCTTGCCCCAATGCGCGCCGTGGAACTAATCCGATACGACAGCTCTAACAACCCCGAATACTTATACCGCGGAAAAATTGTCAATTACGATTACAACTTTTCATTAGACGGCATTGACACCGTAACGGTGTACTGTAGCGACAACTTTTACTTGTTAAGCCAAACGTTCATGGACGAACTAAACGTTGGTGTTGAAACGTCAGGGCAACGCATAACAACCGTTTTAAACCTTCCCGAAGTGGATTACCCAACGGGGGCCGCTCGAAGCATTGACGCCGGCACCGTAGACCTGGGGCACGACAGCGCGTACACCGTGCCGGGCGGTACAAACGTTTTGGCGTACCTTTTGCAAATAAATCAAACCGCAGAATTTGGCCGTTTTTTTGTGGCGCGCGACGGGGTTTTGACCTTTACGCCACGTGTGGGCACAACCCTTAGCGGTCCTGTAATTGACTTTATGGACGACGGAACGGGCGTACCGTACACAAATTTGGGCATTACGTTTCAAGCAGACAGCGTAACCAACCGCGTGTACATAGAAAACTTGGGCACCGTTAATGCCACGGCCGACGATCTCGCAAGCCAAGCCGCGTTTTTTGTGCAAACTTTTAGCATTACCAACAGTTTGCTTGACGACACCGAACTAGCAGCTGCAGCAACCTACCTTTTGAACGGCACCCCGGAAGCGCGCTACAACAGCGTTGAAACCGTTTTTGGTGCCCTAACCAACGCCCAACGCGACAACGTGGCAACCGTGGACATTTCCGACACAATCAGCATTGAACGCACATTTATTACAGGGTCCACAACAACCACGTTGGCCCAAGAACTTTCGGTAGAGGGCGTCGAGCACGTTATTACCTTGGACGGCCACCGGGTCAGTTTGTTTACAAGCCCTACAACCATTGTTTACGAACTCATACTTGACAACGCCACCTATGGCACAATTGACACAACCAATGTTTTAGGATAAGGACACTATGGCAATCCAAGACTTCACCGCCGGGCAAGTACTTACCGCAGCCCAAATGGACGCGTTACAAGCCAACGACTACAACCAAACCGTTTCAACAAAAACCGATAGCTATGTTTTAACAGCCGCCGACAAAGGCACCCGCGTTGTAATGAACGCAGCAACCGCCAAAACCTTTATGGTTAACAGCGGAATTTTTGCAGCGGGCGACACACTCTTTTTGCAAAATATCGGCGCGGGCACGGCAACCGTGACAGCCGGAACGTGCACCGTAACAACGGCCAGTTCATTAGCGTTGGCACAATGGGGGGGTGGCACGCTTTATTTTACAAGTGCTAGTGCTGCAATTTTTTTTAGCGGTGGCGGTGCCGTTTATGGCGCCGGAACAGGTGGCACAGGTGTAGTAGCAGGCCCAACGGGTTATTCATACACAAGTTTTACAAGTACAGGAACGTTTACCGTCACTAAAGCGGGATTGTTTGACGTGCTTTTATTTGCTGGTGGCGGTGGCGGTGGTAACGGCCAGACAGGTTCAACGCGTGGCGGTGGTGGTGGCGGTGCTGGTGCGACAATTCAAAGCACAATTTATTT